CCCTTGCGGCGGCTAGACCTATGACGGCACCCAGGAAGACCACCAAGCGCAAGGCCAAGAAGAAGGCCTCCAAGCGGGTCGCCAAGCGCAAGGCGAGAAAAGCAACATCGAAGCCGAAGGCCGAAACCCGAACCCTCCTCTCTCGCCAGCAGTATGCCCACCATCGCGGGCTATCTCTCTCGCGCATCGGCCAGCTCGTGCGTGACGGCAAGATCCCGCTCCACGACCGCAAGATCGACCCGGCCGAGGCCGACGCGATCCTCGGCCCTCGCCGCGATCAGCCCGACCCGGCTCCGCCGACCCCGCCGACCCCCGCCGGCCCGGAGGAGGACATCCCCGCCGATGCCGACCGGGCGACGGCCGAGAGGCTCAAGGCCATCTGGCAGGCGCGCCACGAGCGGCAGAAGGTCATGGAGCGGACCGGGCAGCTCGTGCCCCGCGCAGAGGTCGAGCGAGAGGCGTTCGCTGCCGCCAGAGCGGTGAGGGACAAGCTCCTCGTCCTCCCGACCCGGCTGCGCGATGCCCTGGCGGCGGAGGATGATCCGCAGAAGGTCGCCGATCTCCTCGAGCAGGAGCTGCTCCTCGCCCTCTCGGATCTAGCCCGATGACCTACGCCACCGCCTTCCGCCGCGGCCTCAAGCCCGACCCGAAGCTGTCCATGAGCGAATGGAGCGAGGCGAATTTCATCCTCTCTCCCGAGTCGTCGGCCGAGCCTGGCCCGTGGCGCTGCTGGCCCTACCAACGCGGAATCCTGGACGCACTTGGAGATCCGGCGATTGAAATCCTGGTCTGGCAGAAAGGGGCGCGGGAGGGCTATTCGAAATGCCTCGATATTGCGATCGCCTACCACATCGCGGAAGCGCCGTGTCCGCAGCTCATCGTTCAGCCGACGGTGGACGACGCGGAGGGATTCTCGAAGGACGAGCTCGCCCCGATGCTCCGCGATGTCGAAGTCCTGCGCGACAAGGTGGCCGACCCGCGAGCGAGAGACAGCGGGAACACCTTGCTGAAGAAGTCCTACACCGGCGGGGCGCTGACCCTGGTCGGCGCCAACAGCCCGCGCGGCTTCCGACGTCTCACGGTTCGCTGCGTCTGGTTCGACGAGGTGGACGCTTACCCCGCATCGGCGGGCAGCGAAGGCGACCAGATCAAGCTGGGCATGATGCGCAGCTCGACCTACTGGAATCGCAAGGTGGCGATCGGCAGCACGCCGACGGTCAAGGGATTCTCCCGCATCGAGGACTGGTTCCTCCGCTCGGATCAGCGCCGCTACTTCGTGCCATGCCCCGAGTGTGGCGAATACCAAGTCTTGCGCTGGGGCGGCAAGGGCGCGGCGTTCGGGATCAAGTGGCCCGAGGGCAACCCCCGCGAGGCGTTCTATCTCTGCGAGCGCTGCGGCTGCGCGATTCCTCACCGGAAGAAGCGGTGGATGGTGGAGCGCGGCGAGTGGCGCGCGACGGCGCCCTTCAACGGCATCGCAGGCTTCCACATCTGGGCGGCCTACTCATATTCGCCCAAGGCCAACTGGGGCCTGCTCGCGGAAGAGTTCGTGGAGGCCAAGCGCGCAGCGGAGGACGGCAACGTGGAGCTGCTCAAGACCTTCGTGAACACGGTGCTCGGCGAGACCTGGGAGGAGCAGGGCGAGCAGGTGGAGCATCACGCGCTGATGTCTCGCCGCGAGGACTACGACCTCGAGGTCCTGCCCGATGGCGTGCTCGTCCTGACGGCCGGCGTCGATGTCCAGGGCGACCGCCTGGAAGCGGAGCTGCTGGGCTGGGGCAAGGGCGACGAGACCTGGAGCGTGGACTATGTCGTCCTCCAGGGCGACCCCGGAACGCCCGAAGTCTGGCAGCAGTTGGACCGCTGGCTCCTGGCGGGTCACGCGACGAGCTGGGGCGGCCACCTCTCCGCGGCCGCGGTCTGCATCGACTCGGGCGGACACCACGCGCAGGCCGTCTATGACTTCGTGCGGCCCCGCCAGACTCGCCGCGTCCACGCCATCAAGGGGTCCAGCGTGGCGGGAAAACCGATCATCGGCAGGGTGGGCAAGGTGGCGAAGGGCAGTGTCGGCTTGGTCACGGTAGGCACCGAAGCGGCGAAGGACTGGCTCATGTCTGCGCTCCAGGTCGAGGAGGAAGGCCCGGGCTTCTGCCACTTCCCGGCCCGCTACGACGAGGAGTTCTTCGCGCAGCTCACCGCCGAGAAGGCGGTCGCGGCCTGGAAGAACGGGCAGAAGGTGCGGCGCTACGTCAAGACCCGGCGGCGCAACGAAGCGTTGGACTGCCGCGTCTATGCGGTGGCCGCGCGGATGCTACTCAACCCCGACTACGACGCGATCGCAGCCAACTACGAGACCCGCGACAAGCGGGAGGATGCCGAGGTAGAGAATCCGAAACCCGCCCCGGTCCGTCGGCCGCGCAAGTCGAGGAGGAAGAAAGGCTGGGCGCAGAGCTGGTAATCCTTCACCGTTCATTTATTCGACCGCAGTAAAGATTATGGTATTTTGTTGGCGGACCTATTCAATCACAAAAGAACGCTGGGTAGCGTTCGGTCGTGGCAGCCGACATCCCGACGCGGTTCCCGACCACCGTGGTCGCAGGGGACACGGTCAAGTATCAGCTTTCGCTCGCTGACTACCCGGCGGGCGATGGCTGGACGATGACCACCGAGATCGTCGGCAGCTCAGCCGATCTTGGAACGTTCACGGCGGTGGCGTCCGGTGACGATTACCTGACCACGATCGCTGCGACCACTACTGCGGGCTGGGCTGCTGGCGACTACAGCTATCAGATCATCGTGACGCTCTCCAGCGAGCGATTCACGGTGGAACGCGGGACGGTCACGGTCAAGCCCGACCTCGCGACGGCGTCCACCCTCGACGGACGCACGCACGCCAAGACCGTCCTCGATGCGATCGAGGCCCTGCTCGAGGGCAAGGCCACGAAGGACCAGGCCAGCTACTCGATCGCTGGCCGCTCCCTGGCGCGCTACACGTTCGAGGAGCTGCTGGTGCTCCGCTCGAAATACCAGGCCGAGGTCCAGGCGGAGACCAATGCCGACCGCATCGCCAAGGGCCTCGGAACCTCGGCCAAGATCCACACGAGGTTCATCTGATGGCGAGCGCCCTCGTGAAGCAGCGACTCGCCGATCTGGAGCTTCGGCAGCGAAAGGAGCGCAGCCACAAGCGCGTGGAGGCCGTGCTCGCGAAACGCAAGGCCACCAGTCGCCGACCCGCCCGTCGCGGCTCTCGCGGTTTCGCGGCCGCAGAAGTCTCGGATCTCTTCTCCGATTTCGCTGGCACCAACCGCAGCCTGAACGATCTCCTGGTTGCGGACCTGCGCAAGATGCGCGGCCGGTCGCGGCAGCTGTGCCTGGACAACGACTACGCCAAGCGCTTCCTGGCGATGGTGCGGACGCACATCGTTGGGCGTCGCGGAATCCAGCTGGTCGCCAAGCCCCGCGAGAACGGGGTCATCGACCAGCTGGACAAGAAATACTTGGAGGCCTCCTGGTCGCGATGGGGAAAGCGAGGCGTCTGCGACGTGACCGGGAGGCTCTCCTTCGCGGACTTCCAGCGGCTCTTCATCACCGCCGTCGCGCAAGACGGGGAGGCCCTCGTCGTGCTGGTGCCGGGCTATCCCAACGACTGGGGCTTCGCCGCGCAGATGCTCGAAGCGGATCACCTGGACGAGGATCTGAACCGCAAGCTCGCGAACGGAAACCGCATCGTCATGGGCGTCGAGCTGGACAGCTGGGATCGCCCGATCGCCTATCACCTGCTCACCGATCATCCTGGGGAGAGCGTCTATACCTACAACCGCAGGCAGTATGCGAGGGTTCCGGCGGAGCGCGTGATCCACGGATTCATTCAGGAACGCCCTCGCCAAGTGCGCGGCATTCCGTGGGCGCACTCCGCGATTCGTGGTCTGCGGATGCTCGGCGGCTATCTGGAGGCCGAGCTGGTCGCCTCTCGGCTTGGTGCCGGGAAGATGGGATTCTTCACCAGCGCGAGCGGGGCCGCCTACAAGGGCGATGACGTCAACGACGATGGCTCACTCGTCACCGAGGTCGAGCCGGGCACGTTCGAGCAGCTGCCGGAGGGGACGACCTTCCAGGGCTTCGATCCGCAGCACCCGACCACGGCGTTCCAGAACTTTACGAAGGCGATCCTTCGCGGCGTCGGCGCGGGCTTGAACGTCAGCTATCCGACCTTCGCGAACGACCTCGAAGGGGTGAACTATTCGAGCATCCGCAGCGGCGTCCTCGAGGAGCGCGAGCAGTGGCGGGTGCTCCAAGACTGGATGGGAGAAGCGCTTCTGGAGCCGGTCTATCAAGCCTGGCTCGCGCACTCGCTGTTGACCGGAGCGCTGAACCTGCCCCCGCGCAAGATCGCGAAGTTCCAGCAGGTCGAATGGCAACCGCGCGGCTGGTCGTGGGTCGATCCGCTCAAGGACATCAAGGCGAGCGCGGAGGCAATTGCGCTCGGCGTTGCGACGCGGCAGGAGATCGCGGCGCAACAGGGAAAGGACTGGCGAGACATCGTCGAAGCGCTCGCGGAGGAAGAGCAGATCGCGCAGCAGCTCGGCGTGGAGATCGGAGGAAAACATGCCCAAGACCCAGGAAATCAAAACCAGCCTTCAGTGGCGTAGCTTCAAGCTCGACCCGAGCGCGATCGACGAGGAGAAGCGCACCGTCGCGATCTCCTTCAGTTCGGAGGCGCCCGTCGAGCGCCCTTGGGGGATCGAGATCCTCGATCACTCGCCGAACAGCGTGATCCTGGACCGCCTCAACGACGGGGGCGCCGTCCTTTTCAATCACGACACCGGGAAGCATATCGGTGTCGTCGAAAGTGCTTCCATCGGCAGCGACCGGGTAGGTCGCGCCACAGTGCGCTTCGGGAGGGGGGCGCTGGCCGCGGAGAAGTTCCAGGACGTGGTGGATGGCGTGCTGCCGCACATCAGTGTTGGCTACGTCATTCACAAGGAGGAGAGGACGGCAGGCGAGGGCAACGCGCCCGACACCTACGTCGCGACGAGGTGGGAGCCTCACGAGGTTTCCTTCGTCCCGATCCCGGCAGATACGTCTGTCGGTGTTGGCCGTGACTCCGAACAGGAATTCACCACCACCATCATCGACAAGAGGGAAAGAAAGATGCCTGACGAACCCACCAACCCGGCCCCGGCCCCCGCGCCGCAGCCGGAACCCGTTGCTCCGGTCGCGCCGACCCATCGCGCGGGACCGTCCAACGAGGATGTTCTCCGCCGCGAGCGCGAGCGCGTGGCCGACATCCAGCAGCTCGGCGAGACCTACAAGCAGCGCGAGCTGGCGAACAAGTTCATCGCCGAAGGCAAGAGCCTGGACGAGTTCCGTGGCGCTCTGCTCAAGGCGATTGGCACTCCGGTGCCGACCAACGCTGCCGACATCGGCATGAGCGAGAAGGAGACCCGCAGCTACAACCTCATGAAGGCGCTGCGGTATCTGGCCGCCCCGCAAGACCGCAGCCTCCGCGAGGCGGCCGCGTTCGAGATCGAGTGCAGCGAGGAGGCACGCCGTGTGCGGCCTTCGGTCCGGGAAAACGGCCTGACGGTTCCGGCGGAAGTCCTCCGGCGCGATCTGACCGTTGGCACCGCGACCGCTGGCGGCAACCTCGTGGCGACCGACCTGCTCTCGGGGAGCTTCATCGAGATGCTGCGCAACGCGTCGCTGATGATGCAGCTCGGCACTCCGCTGCGTGACTTGAACGGTGACGTGGCGGTGCCTTCGCAGACCGGCTCCGCGACCGCCTACTGGGTGGCCGAGTCCGGCGCGGGAACCGAGTCGCAGCCCGCGTTCGGTCAGGTGACCCTCACCCCGAAGACGGTGACCACCTACACCGATCTCAGCCGCAAGCTCATCAAGCAGTCGAGCCTTGACGTCCAGGCCCTGGTCCAGCGCGACCTGGCCCAGGTCCTCGGCCTCGGCATTGACCTGGCCGCCATCAACGGCAGCGGGTCCAGCAACCAGCCCACCGGCATCATGAACACCACCGGCATCGGCTCGGTGGCTGGTGGAACGAACGGCGCTGTCCCGACCTGGGGCAACATCGTCGATCTGGAAACCCAGGTCGCGCAGGACAACGCGGACGTTGGCCGCCTGGCCTACGTCACCAACGCGAAGGTGCGCGGGAAGATGAAGCAGACCGAGAAGGCTTCTTCGACCGCCGCCTTCATCTGGGAAGCCGGGGAGATGAACGGCTACAAGGCCTGGTCTACCAACCAGGTGCCGAGCAACCTGACCAAGGGGACCGGCAGCAACCTGTCCGCCATCCTCTTCGGCAACTGGGCTGATCTCCTGATCGGCATGTGGGGCGGCCTCGATCTCCTGGTCGATCCCTACACCAACAGCACCAGCGGCACCGTGCGCCTGACCGCGTTCCAGGACGTGGACATCGCCGTGCGCAACGCTGTCTCCTTCGCGGCCATGGTTGACGCCATCACGGCGTAACGGGATTGGGGAAACGCTGGGGCGGCTTCGGTCGCCCCGGCACTCCCCGCAAAACGAGAAACAAATGAAGGTCAAGATCATCCGCACCACGTTCGCGAGCGGCAAGCTCGTGGAGTTCGACAAGGTGGTCGATCTCTCGGAAGAGGACGCGCAGACCCTTCTGCGCCTCGGTCGTGCCGTCCCCTACGAGGAAGAACCCGCCGCCAAGAAAAAGGCCGCCAAGAAGAAGGCGAAGTAGATGGCGTTCTCCGAAGACCTCACCGAGTTCCTGGACGTGAGCGGCGGCTTTGCGGTCACCGCGACGTTCGGCGTGATCGGTGCGGTTACCGGAATCTTCGACCGGGCATACCTGGAGAGCTCCGGCATCGCCGGGTATCGCCCGGTCTTCCTCTGCCGCGCTTCCGATGTGGCGAGCGCGGCCATCGGCGAGACGGTGACCATCGACAGCACCGCCTACACCCTCGCCGAGCGGCAGCCTGACGGCACCGGTATGACCACCCTGGTCCTGGAGGGAGCGTGACGCACATCCGCAAACAGGTGCGCGACGCCACGGTGACCCTCCTCAGCGGCGCGACGGATGCGGGAACGCGGGTCTATGCCTCGCGGTCGCGTCCCCTGGAGACCTCGAATCTCCCCGCCATCCGGGTGTTCTGCCGCGGCGACCAGTTCGTCGAGTGGGAGTCCATCGCTTCCGGCGACGCGGCCTTCTGGCGGGACGTCACCCTCGTGATCGAGGTCGTGGATCGCGCGACCTCCCTGGTCGAGGACGCCATCGACACGGTCGCGGAGCAGGTCGAGACGGCGATGGCGGCGAACAAGACCCTCTCGCTGACCGGGGTGCTCCATCACGAATACCAGGCCACCGACATCAGCTTCGACACCGACGGCGAACAGGACCACGCCGTCGCGGCCATCACCTACACGGTCCACGCCACGCCATGAAAAAGCTCAAGTGCATCAGCAAGAGCGCGCGCCCCCTGCGAGTCATGGGGGGGGTCGGCTACGTCGCCACCGGCGACATCATCAGGGTCGCAGACGACGTGGCGGAATCGCTCGTCGAATCCGGCGACTTCGAGCCCGCGAAGGAAACCACCAAGAAGAAGAAGGAGACTGAACGATGAGCAACCGCGTAGGAATCGGTGCGTTCGCGGGGGTCGGCGAGGAAAGCGCCTTCGCCACCGCGGTCGCCGCCAGCAAGTATTTCGAGCTCGGCCCCGGGGACGACAAGCTCGTCCTGGAGAAGGCCGTGATCGAATCCCCCATCATCACGGAGCGCGGCGTGGACATCGCCAACGCTTTGCCGGGTGCCGAGACCGTGAGCGGCTCCCTCGCTCTCCAGCTCCGTTACGGCGGCGGCTGGGGAATCTTCTACGAGCACCTGCTCGGGAATCGCTTCACCGATTCGGGGACTGGCCCTTACACCCACAGCCTCAGCGTCGGCGGCACCAACGCGGCCCTGGTCGGCAAGGGACTGTCTGTGATCGTGAACCGCGACGGCCTGCTCGCGGCTGGTGCGGACAAGGCTTACCGCTACTTTGGCTGTCGCCCGACCGCGATCGAGCTGACGGCGGAATACGGGGCCATCGCCAAGCTGGACATCACGCTCATGGGCGCAGGCGCGGACTTCCTGACCATGCCCACCGCGTCCTTCAGCTCCACCGGCTGGGTCCAGTCGCCGAGCCAAGCGTCCTCGCCCACCTCGGTGATTCAGTTCGGCACCGATGGAAGCGAGGCGGCTTACGTCGCGCGCAAGGCCTCGGTCAAGATCGAGCAGCCTCACGAGGAGGTCCGCGACCTCGCAGACGTGACGATGGCAGAGCCCGGCATCAGCGACATGCTCGCGATGACCGGCAGCTTCGAGGTCCGTTTCGACGGCACGGGCGCGAGCGGCGATCCGTTCACGACCGTTTACCGGACCCAGACCGCCAAGTCCCTGCTGATCACGCTGGACGGGGCAACGCCCGCGAGCGAGTCTCTCCTCTTCGACTGCCCCGATGTCCTGATTACTTCGGCAAGCGAGCCCCATGCGGACGCTGCCGGAGTGCTCTGGCAGACGGTGGAGTGGAAGGCCTACCGCGACGGCTCGGCCAACGAGGCCACCCTCACGGTCATCAACGCCGACGCCACGATCTTCTAGACCGATGCCCGCCGACTCCCCGACTGTGAAGTTGAGCAACGGGCTGGAGCTGCGGTTTGCGCCGCTCTCGGTCTACGACTCGGTCAAGTTCCGCGAGCGCTTCGGTCGCAACATCGAAGCGCTCGGGAACGAGCTGGTCACGGATGACGAGCTGGACAAGATGGAGGGAATGATCTTCCTGGCCTATCGTTCCGCAACGGCTGGTGGCTACGAGGGCTCCGAGGAGGATTTCCAGCGAGCGATCCCCCTGGTGGGCGACGACCTTGCGAAGATCATGGAGGCCGTTACCGCTTTTTTCGGAGGGCCGCCGGGGTCGGCGTCGTAGCGACCTTGATCCGCTCCGGCCTCTCCCGAGCCGACCTGATGGCGATGCCCAGCACCGAAGGCATCGCCCTGGCGGAGATGCTGCGCTGGGACGCGAGCGAGCGGTTGCGCCGTAACCGCGAAGAGGTCGGCGGCAGCGCCATGCCCGTTGTGGTGATCGGAGAAGTCTAATGGCGTTCCGTCACCAGATCGACATCGTCGGCAAGGACCGCGCGAGCCAAGCGTTCAAGGCTGTCGGCAGGTCCTCGCAGGGCATGGGCCGCAACATCGCGGACGCCACCGCGACGATCGCGCACACCATCCAGATTGCGGCCGCGCTCGGCAAGGCGCTCAAGGCCCTGGCGGGGGCGATGGAGAAACCGATCCTCCTGGCCGGCGAGCAGGAGCAAGCGGTCGCACGCCTGAACGCGGCGCTGCGCACCACGGGCAAGTTCAGCGACGACGCAAGCGCTGCCCTCCAGCGCAACGCCTCCGCGCTCCAGCAGGTGACCCGCTTCGGCGACGAGGCCATCCTCCCCGTCCAGGCGATGCTCCTCCAGTTCGGCCGCCTGTCGGTGGACCAGCTTCCGCGGGCGACGCAAGCGGTGATCGACTTCGCGGAGGCTCAGGGCACCGACCTCAAGGGTGCGGCCGCGCTGGTGGCCAAGTCCCTCGGCAGCTCCACCAACGCGCTGACCCGCTACGGCATCGAGATCGACAACACCCTCCAAGGCACGGCGCGCTTCAACGCGCTCATGTCCGACATGGAGGCGAAGGTCGGCGGCACCGGAGCAGCACTTGCCGGAACCTTCCTCGGCCAGCTCGACCAGGTGAAGAATGCCTGGGGTGACCTGCTGGAGAAGGTCGGCGACTTCGTGGTCAAGAATGAGGATCTCTCGGGGGTTCTCGACACTGTCAAGGGCAGCATCAAGGAGTGGGCCGACGAGATCCAGAAGGGGGGGCCTGCCGCCGACAAGGTCTCGGGAGCCATCGACACGCTGGTCGGCGTCTGGGTGCCGGCCATGATCGACGCTTTGGCCGATGCGGTGGATGCGGCCGACTCATTGGCCGAAGCTCTCGGGCGGGTGCCGCGAACCGTCGGTGAGTTCAAGTCGGTCGGCTCGGCGGTGGCAGGGACGATTTCCACGCCGTTCAAGGAGGAGTTCAAGTCGGTAAGCGGCGATTCGAGGGAGTTCATGCGGAACGCCCTGGCCTTGCGCGCGACAATCGAGGCCCAGGCGCCAGCCGCAGAAAAGGCTGCCGACGGCCTCCGCGACCTCGCCGCCTCCCTTCGGGAAAACACCGATGCCACCAAGGAGAATCTGGCCGCCGCGCGGGAAAAGGAACAGGCGGAGCTGCGCGCAAGTGCCGCAGAGGTGGCGGCAGCGGCCGCCGCGCAGGGGCAGAAGGCTGCGACTGCCAAGCTCCGCGGTGAGATCGCGGGCCTCCAGACCACGATCAGCGACACCCTGGTGGGGATGCACCAGTTCCCCGCGGCGCAACGGATCTGGCAGCGGCGCTTCGACGAGATGACCGATTCCCTTCTCGCCAATCACGCGAGCCTCACGGATTGGACGAAGGAGCTGGAGGACTTCGCTGCGGCAGCCAAGCGCGCCGGGGAGATCATGGGCGCGACCGTGAGCCCCGCGCTCCAGCAGGCAGCCGACGATTCGCAGACCGCGACCGACGGAATGATGACGCTGGCGGAGGCTTCCGCGCAGGCATTCAATCAGGGGGCCCTCGAGGACTACCAGGCGCAGCTCGAGGAGTTCGCCTCGGCCATCGAGCCGCTTGCCAACGAGATCGGCGATGCGCTAGGCAAGGGCATCAGCGACGGGCTGATCCAACACTCGCAGACGTGGAACGAGCAGTTCATGAGCTTCGGCGAGACCGTGAAGCAGTCTTTGCTTTCCGCCTTCCTGGAGCCGATCATCGGGGCGCAGTCCGCCTTCAACGATCTTTTCAAGTCCATCCTTTCGCCCTTCCGCGCGCTGGGGCAAGTCATCAACGACGCCATCTTCAAGCCGCTGATCAAGGCTTTCCTCGGCTGGCTCGGCGTCAAGCTCGGAGGAGAGGCCGCCTCTGCCGCGGCCACGGTCAAGATCCAGCAAGGCGTCGCGAAAGATATCACGGCCAGCTACGCCGACACGCTGGCCGCCATGATGCCCGGGCTGGGATCGGCAGCCTCGCTCGCCCTGGTCGCATCGTTTGGTGGCGCGGCAGGGGCGACCTCAGCTCTTCCTGCCGTTCTTGGCGAGGGCGCTGCGGCGGGCGCGGTGGCCGCTACATTGCTCGGCGCCGCCTCGGCCAAGGCAGCCGGTGGCGTCCTGTCCTCCCCCACCCTCGTCCTCGCGGGCGAGGCTGGCCGCGAGACCATCGTCCCCGAGACCCGCCCGGACCGCGCGCGGCAGCTCCTCGGGGAGATGTTCAAGCGCAACCCCGCGCTGGCCCCTGGGGGTGGCACCGTGGCGGCTACTTCGGTAGTCAACACCTTCACCGGCGACATCGTCGTCAATACCGCCGCCACCTCCCCCGAGGACATCGCGGATGATCTGGTCGAGGCCATCAACGAGAGGCTGGGGCAGGAGATCCGGATATGAGCCTCGCGCCGCAATGGAATGGATTCGCGCTCGACTCGACGACCGGCATCGTGGTCGAGAAGTTCTCAGATCAGGCCAAGAGCAAGGGCAAGTTCGACGTGCTGCTCGCTGGTGGGTCGTCGGTCGCGAGCAACTCCCTCGATGGTCGCAAGGTGAAGCTCTCCGGCACGATCTCAGCGGGGACCTCGGCCACGCTGGAGAACCGCATGGACCTCTTCTTCGAGGCGCTCCATGTGGACACCCTCGGCATCCTGCGGGTCAACGATGACCGATACTTGGACTGCTACGCCAGCCTGGACAAGCTGCTCGTCACCAAGGGCGGCGCCGGTCTGCGCGCAGAATGGGCGGCCTCCTTCACGAGCACCAGCCCCTTCTATCGCGATCAGAATCAGACCACGACCACGGCGACCAACACCGTCGATCCGGTCGTGATGTCGATCGTGACGCAGAGCCGCGCCCCCACGCTGCCCACCATCGAGATCGTCAATGCCAGCGGCAGCGATTTCACCGGCAACCAGATCACCATCACCAACTCGACGACCGGGAAACAATTCCGGCTCTTCAAGCTCGACCTCGCGGACGGCGACACCTACATCTTCGAGGGGGATAGTGGCCGCAGCTATTTCAGCGGCACACCATCGACGAACAGCAACGTCCCCAAGCGCATCGACGGCCGCGTGTGGGATCTCACGAACGGCAGCAACAGCATCAGCATCAGCCACGGCTACGGCACCGGCGGCGGCATCACGTTCAAAGTCAAGCACTACAACCGCCACCACCACGCGGGTGATCTCTCAGCATGAGCAGCATCCACCTGGCCATCGACTACCCGCAGACCGATCTCTGGGTGTCCACGGAGCGACGGCAGATGCTTCACGCTGGCCCTCCGCTGGCAAAGCTGCGGTGGCAGTATCGGATCACAGATGGCGGCCTGTGGTCTGGATCTGCGACGGTGAAGATCCCTTCCGACACGGAGGCTTACGAACGCCTGGTCTCGCGCGGTGCTGCCGCCAATGCCTGGATCTACTGGGATCGCGACGAGAGCGACGCGACGGCACTGGACGAGACCACGGATCTGATCTGGTTCGGCGTGGCCGAAGACGCGCAAGCCGACCGCACCGGCCAGGAGGTCACGCTGCGCCTTCGCGGCGCGGGGCAATACCTCAAGGACTCGCTCTATACCGGCACCCACGAGGGCGAGACTCTCGGCACCATCGCGGCAGCCGTCCTCGATGCCGTCGTGGCGGACACGCATATCCCGGTCACCACCCGCGATGTGGATGCGGGCGGCGTGATGGCGCGCAAGGTGACCCTCGATTTCGACAACACCCCCGCCGACAGGGTGCTCAAGCGTCTGGCCGAGCTGGCTGGTGGCCCGTCCCGCGTCCTCTGGGGAGTGGAGCCCGGGGCGACATCGGACAACTACGGCCAGGCGTTCTTCCGCCTCTGGGGCGGACACAGCTACGAGAAGGATTCCAGCATCGCGCCCACGGTTTACACCATCGGCCGCGACCAGGTGGTGACCTACCGCGTGGAGGCCCTCAACAGCGACATCCGCAATAGCGTGACCGTGATCGGTGACGTGATCGACGACCCCACGCCCGGGAGCGCACGCACGTTCTACGTCGGCACGGCGACCAGCCGCGACAGCATCGACCAGTTCGGGATGCGCCGCCAGATCCTCACCGATTCCTCCCTGAAGAATGACGGGGTATGCGCCATCAAGGCGGCGGGGATCGTGAAGGAAAAGGCCGCCCGCAAACTGAAAGCCGACCTCAAGGCGGAGATCGACCTCGATGCGGGGGCGACCGAGGCGACCAAGGCGAAGGGGGTGATCCAGTCCACGCTTGCGCGGCCGAGCGCGTTGCTCCTGGTGCGCGACACGGACAAGACGATTCGCCGCTGGGGCGATTCCCAGACCGCCTACCGCGCCACCCGCAACACCACCACGGCGGCCTACTCGTTCCTGGAGTTCATCAACGCGCCCACGGGCAGCGATGCGCCGACGCAGGACCCGACCCCCGGCCTCAGCTCGGGCGACAAGCGGCTCTACGTCGCGAAGATGGCCTTCGGCTCCACGGCCTACAGCTCGCAGGGGCTCTCCGTGATGGAGCTGCTCAAGCGCTACGTCGTGCTCTGGGTGCCGAGCGCTGGCAAGTGGAAGCTCGCCGTAGGCTGGCGCAACACGTCCGGCACCTGGGCGGTGCTCGCCACCAGCTCGACGCTGATTACCAGCGCGCAGCTCCTCTCCGAGCACGCAACCGCGCTCGAGGTCTCCTACCTCTCTGGCACGCAGCACACCGTGCGAAGCCTCTGGAGTGACGGAACGAACGCCTACCAGATGACCAGCAACACGGTCACCAACGCGAACCTCAACACGGAGGGGTCGGCGAAGTTCCTGAACATCAACGCCGTGGCGTCGGCGACCGGATCCACCGCACCAGCATTCCCCGGGGACTGCGGCACCGCCGATTATTCCGCCGTGGAAATCTACCGCGACTGGAGCGGCAACGCCCAGGATTTCATCAAGCTCCACGCCACGGAACACGCCCCCTGGCAGCGGCACGGCGACCTGGTGTGCCTGGCGAATCCGGCGATGACCGACTCCTCCACCGGATACGGCTGGATGCGCTACGCTTGGGGCAACGCGACCCTGGACGGGGAATACAAGTGGCGACTCCAGGGAGACGCGGCGGATTCCCGTTTCGGCGAGGTCACCAACTTCACCCGACGCAACTATGCCTGGCGGCTCGGCCTCGGTGCGGACTCAGCGCCCTACGGCACGCACCTCGAGCTCCAGCCTATGAGCGCGACCTGTGAGTTCTCCGGCCACGGCTCGCGGGTGGTGACCAGCATCAAGGGCAACGTCGGCCTCAAGCCCGCCAGCACCGCAATCGACGAGCTGGCGAGCCGCATCCAGGATGTCGAGGAGAACACGAGGAAGTCGTCGTGAGCGACAACGCCTCCACCTACCCGACTGCCACAGACCCCGCCCTCGTGGACGTGGTGGACGACGTGGACTATCTCCCCGCCGATGCGCTTCACTTCGCGGTGAATCAGGTCGCAGCGCTCCAGTCCACGATCGGCAACGACCCGGCCGACCAGACCGCGATCGGAGGCCAGGACTACGGCACTCTCGGCGCGCTCCTGATCGCGCTATGCCGGGTCGAGACCGGCACCTTCACGCTGGTCAACAGCAAGACCGGCGCCCGGGTGAGTTTCACGGCGGGTCGCTTCTCGGCGCCACCCATCGTGATGCTCCAGTTCACGACCACCACCGAACCCGGCGTGGACGACGTTTACACCGCCAAGCGCGTGACCACCGACGGCTTCGTTGTCGGCAGCGGCTACACCACGCGCAGCGCTGCCGCGGGGAAAACCGTCAACTGGCTGGCCTTCCAGCCGCCCTTCGGGATCGAGGAGGACCAGGCGGACACCTACAACTGATGGCCACCGCCTACCCTTCCGGTTTCGACATCGTGGCCTTACGGGCTGACGAGTTCGACCGCCCCGTCGCGGCCTTCTTCAACGCCATCCTCCAGGGTCCGCGCGCGATGGAGGTCGAGCTGGGCACCGACCCGGCGAGCCTCGGCTCGGCGTGGTCCACCTACACCGACATCGCGGACCTGGTCGCGCGTCTCTCCGCCGTGGAGGTCGGGAAGTTCAGCCTGGAGTATCCCACCGACGCGCCCGCCGAGATCCATTTCCAGCACCCGGAGAGGTTTTCGGACTCGACGAAGATCATCGTCTATCCCTTCCTGATCGCGACCGGCAAGGGCCGCAGGCTCGGCCAGGATTTCAGGGTCAACACCCGGATCATCGTGGACACCGGAGCGCCGGTCGGATTCGAGGTGTGGCGCCGCACGATGTCCACCAAGAGCAGCGGCACCGAGGACTTCTACTACCTCGCGTGGGAGGACAAGCTGTGAGAGGTTCCGGCTATCCGTCGTTGGACGACACCTTCAACAGCTTCACGGAGGCCACGCTCGACCTCGCGGGCAACCTCCCCAACGAGATCGCGGAAGCCATCATGGCGACGGAGCTGTCCTTGGGGACGACCCCCCGCGACCTCTCCTCGATCGCGAGCACGACTTTCGCGGATGTCGCCGCGCTGCTCCTGGCGCGCTCCCGTTTCGAGATTGGACAGTTCACCCACCCGGCCAGCACCATCCGCTACAGCGTCACCTTCTCCCACGCGAGATTCACGGTCGCGCCGAAGGTTTTCTTGGTCGTCAACGGGCAGCAGGAGCCCGACGGCGACGAAACGTGGGGCGTGGACAACGAGGCCACCACTGGCTTCGATGCCATGCGCCGCATTACCGGGGTCACGGGATCGGCTTCCACCCGGCTGGTGACCTACCTGGCAATTCAATGGGCAGAATAAAAGTGAACGACAAGCTCGACTGGAACCGAGTGGTGCAGGCCCTCGCCTACGCCCTCCTCTCTCTCTCCGCTTGGCTCGTGGTCCAGGCCTTCGGGCAGCTCCGCGATCTCCAGCGGGATTTCCACGCGCACCAGCTCGACGCCGCGGGGCATTTCGCCACGCTCGATGCCGAGGTGGAGGGGCTGAAGAAATGAAGGGGCTCCCGCAAAACGCCATTCGTCGGCTGGTAAAGCTTCTGTCCCGGGGTTTCGGGCGACGAAACGCGGTCGTAATCGTGGCCCTGGCGCTGCTCGCCTGGTGGTTCCTGCTTTCGAGCTGCACCGCCCAGCAGGTCGCGGGCGCCGTCCACAAGACCGCCGTCCCGTTCGCCGCGGGCGGGTCCGCTTCCGTCGCGGTCTGGTCGGGTCTCGCGCCGACGGGCGCGGGCCTCGCCGTCGGGCTGACCGTCCTCCTCCTGGAGCTTCTCCTTCCGGGTGGCGGGGCGGCTGTGGTCTCGACCACCCAGGCCACCGGCGACGCTGGACCGTGGCAGGCCCTCGTCGCCCTGATTAATCACGCGCCCGCGATCGCGGTCGCCGCCGGGTGCCTCTGGCTCCTGGCCTTCCTTCTGCCCTCGCCGGTCTCGCTGCTCCGGCGGTGGCGTAAGTCGAGCAGCGGAGGCAAATAGCATGGCAGTCATCCAGCCCAACGACATCGAGACTGTGGGGAGCAGCGTCATCTACCACTTCGAGGGTGAGAACCCGCCCGCGTCCGGAGATTACGGGCTGGGGGGGACCAACCTGGATACCACCATCCAGATTCCCTTCGCCGCCGCCGGGCGCGATTTCGCGACCTGCCAGGTCACGGGGAACGTAGGCGTCTTCACGCTCCAGTGGCTCATCAACGAGGGCGTCTCGGGATTGAGCGACGACAAGCTCGACGAGACCCTCGCGGGAGTCGCCTACTCAGCGCCCGCAGATGGCACCGCGGGATGGTGCCAGATCCGCGCGAACTACCTGGTGCTCCGAAACGCTGGCGGCGGGTCATTCGTCAAGTTCATCGTCACGATCCACTGACCGCCTCAACCGCCCGGGCGAGCCAGGCTTCCCAGGTCTGGCTGCCGCGACTTGCGGCGATCCTGGCGTAGAGCGCGGGCGAAACGCGAGCGGCGATCCGGCGCTTGCCGCTCTCCCATCGCTTGGACGCGGCGATCTGCGCCGGTGGAGTAGCGGGGGCGCGAACAACGCCCCCATCCACCAGCTCGATCTTGTGGTGATGCGCCCGGTTGGTGACGGTCACGGTCTTCCACCGACCGGGGTATTCGCGCTTGACCGCCCGCTTGATCCGCTGCCGGATCGCAGCCTCGATCTCGGCCTGGCGCACCCCGGCGGCGGTCACGTCCACGCGCCCGCGGCGGCTGGTGTGCTCGGCGACTGCCTGGCTCCAGCAGTCAGAGGCGAAGGAGAGGGCCAGGTGGTCGCCCTTCTCCTGCTGGACCTCGATGGCGAGGTCGGGGAAGGTGGTGGAGAGGTAGGTGGCGATGGGGAGGGTCATCGGGCGGCCTCCTCCTCCACCCAGGCCAGCGAGGCGTCGTCCGCCTCTATGTAGCGGAGCCTCGTGTAGGTCTCGCCACACTCGTCCGTGGCAGCGGTGTCGGTCACCCGGTAGCAGCCGCACCGGGCGCAGACCTCCGTCACCATGACGCCGGAGCCATGGCCAACCACGCCGGGGTTGTCCTCGATGCCGGCCACCACATCGTGCGGGGCCTGCCAGTCGTGATCGTGGTCGCGGGAGCAGGGCGGCTCCGCCGGGTCGAGGACCACCCGGTGGTCCTCCTCCACCTCCTGATCGGCGACAGGGGCCACCGCCAGGCAGATCGCCGCGCTGCCCTCCTCGGGGAGAGGCCGATCGTAGCTGCGCAGGGCCTCGCGCACCGCGTCGGCAGCGCTCGCCGCCTCGTAGGTCGTCGTCACCTGGCCATCGGTCACCAGCCAGGTCTGGGTCGTCTCGGAGTCGCCGCACTCGGCGGCCTCGACCATGTCCTCGACGGCCTGCCGCTCGGTGTCGGCCTCGTGGTCGCGGACCCGGCGGACGGCCTCGGTCCAGCAGGTGTCGCAGAGGGTGTGCTCGTCGTAGGGCTGGATGTCGCCCTCGCCGGTCGCGGGGTCGTAGCTGCCGGAGCAGCCGCAGATGTCGCAGGTGGTGGTGTGGTGGTGAGTGGTGTGGGAGTTGGTCATTTTTCTGCTCTTGTTTGGGGGGCGGCTTCGTTGCCACCCACAAGAGAGTATCGGCTATACGGCGCATATATTCAACCCCCTTTCCATCTTTTTTTCTGCTTTGCCAAGATTTTGCCAATCCGCCCTGTCGTCGTCAGTCGTCCATGGTCGCCCTCAGTCGTCCATGGGCGCCCATAAGCCTTGGACAGATCAAGCGATGCGACGCGCAAGCCGTGCTGCTACAATGACTTGCGAAAGGCCCGGGCTGGACTTCTAATCCGACGGTTGCAGGTTCGAGTCCTGCCGGGCGTACCACACAACCCACTATCGGGCAGCCTCTTACGACGCACGCCCGCTCCGGCCGCCCCCGAAACCTTGCCATTTTGCCAAGGATTTGCCAACCTCGATCCGTGAATTCGCCTACTCCCCATCTGTGGCGGCACCCCAACGGCACCTACTACGCGGTCTGGTCGGAGTCCGGCCGATCCCGGCGCCGATCTCTCGGGACGGACAAGCACGTCCCCGCCTGCGCCCGGCTCAAGGCCCTCGAGGAGGAGCTCGAGCTCGGCTGGGGTCAGGCGCTTCCCGACCTCACCCTCGGCCAGGCTGCCGAGGAGTGGCTCCAGGAGCGCAGCCGCCGCCGCTATGGGCTCGCGGGATCCACCCTCGCGCAATACGCCTCATTCGTCGCTCGCCTCCAGGCGGCGAGACTGGGCAGCCTCAAGCCCTCTCGCGTGACTCCTCGGGAGATCTCCCGCTGGCTGGATGATCTGGAGCGCGACCTCTCCCCGCAGGGCTGCCGCAAGAGACTCGGCCTGCTGCGGATGCTCTTCCGCTGGCTGATCGCCCAGGGCTACGCCGCCCGTGATCCGGTGGCCGCGGTCCGAGCCCCCACCGCTCCGCCCCACCGCCACCCCGCAACCACCGAAGACGAGTATTCGGGGCTGCGGAGAATGGCGCTCGCCGACCTCGAGGCGGCCACCTGCGACCTCGGCCACCGCGAGGCCCAGCTCATCGCCGACCTGCTCCACCTGGTCTGGCTCTCGGGCCTGCGAAGCATCGAGGTCTATCGCCTCACCTGGGAGGACATCGACATCGAGGCCGCTACCTGGCGCATCCGCAGCCCGCGGAACAAGGGCGGCGACCGGGTGCTGCCGATCCACCCCGAGCTCCTGCCCATCCTGCGCCGCCGGCGGCTCCAGGGCTTCCCCGGGCCGATCCCGAGCCAGCATACGGTGCGCCGCATCTGGCGGGCGTGGAAGCGGCGGCACGGCATCCAGCTCTCCCTCCACAGCCTCCGCCATGGCTTCGTCACCCGCCTCGCGCGGTCAGGTCATCAGGCCGCTGCGAGCTACCTGGTCGGCCATCACTCCCCGGCGATGACCGAGCACTACACCCACCTTACCGCAGAGGATGCGCGGGAAGTGCTGGAGGGGCTTTAGCCGCTCTCTCCGCTGACTGCCGTGTGATCCGCCGACCGCGAGGCCCGCGAGTCCCCGGAGCCTGAACGACCTCGAGTTCCCCCCTCGCCACCGCCCGCGAGATCGTGCGTCGCGAGACCCCGAGCAGCGTCGCCGCTTCGGCGTAGGTCAGGAGTCCAGGCGAAAGAATGTGAAATCTCCAGTCTCGGGCCGCCACATGACGGCCCACTCCTCCCCGTCGTCGAGAACGGGGAGAGGGGCGACCAGGAAGCGGATCATTAGAACGGGACATCCGAAGGCACGAAATCCAGACCTCCCCCATCGGCAGGCTTCGGGCCTGGAGCGGGGGCAGGAGCAGGAGCAGGAGCAGCAGGCCTCGAGGTGGACGCAGCCTCACCGCAGAAGTGCCAGCGGAATCCGACCACGCCGACCTTGCTGCGTTTCTGCCCGTCCTTCGTTTCCCAGCGCTCCTGCTGGAGTTTGCCCTCCACCAGAACCAGGCTGCCTTTCTGGAACCATTTCCCGAAGCTCTCCGCGGTGCGGCCGAAGAAGGTCAGGTCGAAGAAGTGGGCCTCATCGCGGTAGCCGCCCTGGCCGTCGGGCGCTCGCTCGTTGATCGCGATGCCAGCCTTGGCGACCCAGTTTCCGGATTGTGCCTGGCGGAGTTCGGGGTCACGGGTGAGGTGTCCCATCAGGATGACGGTGTTGAAGGATGCCATTTATCCGAGGAGTTTCCGCCGACCGTATTCCGCGAGCAGCGCAGCGTCGGCGATGCCCTGCGCGGCCTTGACTTTGAGGGGCTCGGCCAGCTCGGGCCAGAGCCGGGTGGCCGCGAGGACGGCGGCCGCCTTCGTGTCGCGCCGGTCCAGCCCGGCCAGCATGACCTTCTGCCACGCCCGCGGGGCAGGGCGGATCACGCGGAATCCGAGCGCGTCCACGATTCCGAGGATGCGCCCGAACTCGCGGCCGAAACGGAAGGTCGAGGCAAGCCCCTGCTTCGGCATCGCGCCCACTTCCTCGACGGCGATCTGCGCCGTTTCCTCGTTCGGGAAGAGGGAAAGAAACTCGATCAGTGCCGGGCCGCGCACTTCTCGCTTGCCGCCCCGGGTGATCGGCATCCTGGTGTAGCCGAGGAGATTGCCCCGGTCATCGAGCGCGACGGCTGCCCCGGTAAGTCCGGGGTCGATCCCGAAGCAGGTGCGGAGGGTCATCGCTCCCCCTCCCAGGCTCGGCGGAGGGCGAGGAGGGCTGCCGTGCGCTGGGTGTTCAGGTGGTCGCGGAATCGAAAGAGCCGTTCCCTGGCGCGGCAAGCGCGGCAGTAGTTGGTGATGTCGGCGTAGGCCATTCGATCGCCCTGAACCCATACCGCCTTCCAGGTGTTTAGGACTCGTCCGGCCCGCTCCGCCTCGAACAGGGCGTGTTCGTCTTCGGCCAGAACATACGAGCCTGGGTTGCGGGGGTGTCGCCGATGCTCGACCCAGCAAGGGTCTTCGTCCTCATCCCTCCGCTCGCATCGCCATGACCTGTAAAGGCGTCGCTGGGTCAGGCGGGCATGATCCACCCGCATGAACCGCTCCAGGCGTTGGGCGAGGTCAGGCTTCATCGGTTGCCTCCTCCTCGACCATAAAAACACGCGAAGGGGTGTAGAGAAACGCACGCTTTCCCTTTCTGTCTGGCTGGTTTTCAAGCTCAAGACTGAGCGCATTGGCCTTTTCCATGCTGGAGCATAGATAGACTTCTTCCCTGGAGTCGAGTCCTCCCTCGCCGGAGCCGTCGTCGTGGTAGGACACCACCCAGGTATTGGAGTCAGGCTTCATCGCTCGCGTCCTCGTCGGCGAAATCAATCTCGTCTGGAGAGAAGAGCAGAACCTCCCCTCCTCGCGCCCATGCCCGAAACTCAGCAGCATCTTCCTCGGACGAGAAAAGGGTCAACTCCTTGCGCAGGTAGTCACGGAGGAGCCCTGTTTTGGGGTCTTTCACCTTCTCCCTGGTCTCCGTGACCACGGCCCACCACTTCTTCTCACTCATCGCTCGCGTCCTCCAGGTGGAATGTTTCGATCTTGGAATCCCTCCCGCTTTCCCAGGCGTGGTCTATGACCCGGGAGACCAGGTCGGGCTTGGACAGGACAAGGTCTTCCGAGACCGAGACCAGCATCGTCCGGTCGTCCGCCCGGATCTCGAAGACTGCCGTGCCCTCTCGAAGGAAGAAGGAAACGGAAGGTATCCCTCGGGCTTGGAGGGCCATTCGCTTGGCAAGATGCTCGCAGGAGGCCGTGAGGTCAACCATCGCTCGCGTCCTCCCCCTCCCCCAGCGCCTCGGCGGTCAGTTTCTTAATCTTCTCTTTTGTCTCCGCGAGTTCCCTGCCGACCGCCTCAAGCTCAAGGGGCAAGCGGGACAGCCTTCCTTCGATTTCCCTCTCGCGCCGCCGCAGGTCTTTCACCTTCAACAAGAGCTTTCCAATAGCCTCGCCCAGTTTTCCCGTGTCCATTTTTTCAGTCATCGTTTTCAGTCTCCCCCAGCGACTTGCCGGGTTGTCCAAGCAGGATTTCGCGGACACCCCGAACCTCGAACGGGTGTTCCTCCCCCACCTCCCCCAGCGCCTCGGCGCTCCGGCGGTCGGCTGCGTCAAGGTCGTTCTCAAAGCCTCTACCGCTCGTTACTCCCGGGAAGGTTTTGGTGGTATAGAGCCTCCGAATCCCGCGCAACTCCGCGACGATGGCCCGGAGGAGAGGCAGGTAGGGGTCGGGGTGATCGCGCAGATAACGATCCACTGCGCCCTCATGCTCCGCCTTCAACTCCGCAATAGTCATGGTTATTACGTCTTCTTGAGGTTCATGGGAGCGGAACTCCGGCTCCGGCGCTTCGGCCTCCGGCTGGCTGGGCGGCTCGGGAGTGGGAGCGACCTGGATACGCAGCACCCAGTATCCGTCCTCCCGCTCGACCCATTCTCCAGCTCTGACGCTACACCCCTGCTCGTTCTCGACCTCGACGAAGCGCGGGGCCTCATGGCTCGGCGGCCCGTCGAACACGATGTCCAGGTAGGCATCCGCCTCCGGCTCCGGCACCAGGCCCGGCGCAAGCCCGTGGAGGGAGCGCACGATTCCCAGGGCGGTGGTGGTGGAGTCGGGGTAGGCGTGCCAGTGACCTTCCTCGTCGCCGATTTCCATCCACAGGACATTGCCCTCCTTGTCCTCCGTGGCCCACCCCTCGGGCAGCATGGCCTCGACCTCGGCGGCGAGCTTCTTCAGGGATTCGGGGGTCATTCTTCCTCCTCCCGCCGCGCAATCGCAGCGTTCGCCCAGAAGACGGCCTCCTCCAGCTTGGTCAGGGCCAGCGAGCGTTCGCGGCTATCGGGGACAAGCCGGAGCAGGTCAAAGGCAAAGCCCCGTGCCGTTTCCCGGATCTCCATGTAGCGATCCGCCTGGTTGCCGTGCGGGGCGTGATAGGTGAATCGGTTGTTGATTTCTGCTTCGGTGTCGTGATTCATTCCGTTTCCTTCTTCGTTTCGGCTGCCAACATTTCCTCCTCCGTGATCCGTTGCCCGGTCTCGGGGTGCTGCCACTCGCCGTTGATCCTCACCTGGAGCAATCCGGCATCGTCGTAGCGCCACGCCTCGCCCTTGAGCGCCAGGAACCAGGGGGGCGCTTCTTTGCCGATGGTCATGAAGCGGCCTTCTTCTCTTTCGCGCTCGGTCATGACGCCAATCGCGCGGCTGACCAGCCCGAAGGCTTTGAACCATGAACACTCAAGCGCGTGGCGGGGGTGATCCATCCCGCAAGACGCGCAGTAGGAAGGCTCAAAGGAATCGGGGTCGTCGTGCCACTCTCCGCGCTTCAGTTCCTTCTGAATCAGCCGAAGCTCCTCGATGGTCAGGGGGCAGCGGGGGTTAGGCATCATTCTTCTCCTTCTTCTCGGGTTTCGGCCACCCCCACACGCGGTGGGCATCGGCCTCGTAATGTTCGCCGGGGCGCACCCAGCCCTGGTCCATGTAGTGGAAGCTGTTTCTGTCGGGGTAACCGCGCCTGATCGCCCGTATCGCCCCACAATCGGGACACCACATCAGCCCGTAGATCCCGTAGAGGCTCGGCCAAGCGCGGTTGTGTCGGCAGCGGGGCGCGGTCATTCCTCCACCCCCGACATCACCCGCCAGGCCGCCACGATCTCCTCGGCGGTATGGCCTGTTTTGTAAACGGGCCACGATATCGCCGTTCCTTCCCACTTGATTGTTAGGCATCTTTCAAGGACTGATACCCGAAACCCATCCGGCAGCAACGCCTGGATCTGCTCTTGGAGGCTGGGCTGTAGGTGGGTGGCGATCCATGCGTTTAGCTCTTCGATGGTTTTCCCGGAGCAGTGGTCGCGCCACTCCAGAAGCAGGCGGCGGAGGTCGGGGGGGATTTCAGACATCGCCATACCTCCCCCGCAGCTCCTTCTCCTCCGTGTCCAGGATGTCCCCGAGCGCGTGTATCACCGCCCAGCGCAACCTGTGGCGACCGAAGCGGAGGATGCGTTGCTCCGCCCCTAGCCTCACCGAGAGGGTCGCGACCGCGCCTTCCTGCGCGAGGAGCTTCCTCGCCGCGTCGAGGTGATCTAGTCTGTCCTGAATCCGTGTTACGTTCTTCATTTCGTTCTCCACTTGATCCGTTTGCCGCAGCTCTGGCACTGCCAGATCCAGGAGGAGCGGCGCCAGACCATCGCGGGCTGATGGCCGTAGACGAAGCACACCAACCGCGCTACCCGCCGCCGCAGAAAAACGGCAGCCGCAGCCCCTCAACCGCGGCCACCTAAATGCCTCATTCCTCTACGTCCAAGAGCCGCTCCATCGAGCAGCCCAGGATCTTCGCCAGGTGGTAGAGCGTCTCGCTGCGCGGGACCGCAGTCCCTGCCAAGAAACGATCCACGTTGGTCCGGATTCCGCGCAGGGTGAGCTGCGCCGCGAGGGTGTGCCGGTCCAATCCACGCTCGCGCATGAGAGCCTCCAGCCGCGCAGTGTGGAGCTTGACCCCAGCCCCCAACGGCGGCCGACCCGGTCCGGGCCCGCGCCCCGGAGAATCACTCACCGTTGCCCTCCGTCTTGCCGAGGGCCGCATCGAGCAGCGCCCGGCGATCGTCAGTGATGACCGAAGCGCCGCCGAGGTCGGGCTTGGGATCGACCACCTGCGCCTCGATGTTCTTGATGGCGGGGGGCTTCTCGGTTTTCGCAGCAGCCGTCATGTCCTCGAGCTCGTCGGCGGTCTGCATCCCCAGCACGACCTCCGGGCAGTAGAGGCGGATCAGCAGCGTTCCGGCCCGGTAGCGCAACATCTGCTCGGGCATGGACTGGTATTTACCGTTCTTCGTCCACCCCTCCGCCGCCGCCATCGCCATGCTCGCGGATGCCTCCACCGTGTCTCCCCCATCGCGGAAAGTGGCGTAGGCCGTCACCTTCAGCGTCTCGCCCTCGCCCTCAGTGCGGAAACGGATCGGCCCGGAGAACGGCCCCCGCTGATTGGCGAGCGCGAACTGGAACTTCGCCGACATCCCGGGCGTCCCGTGGATCACCTGGACATTCTGGAGCACCATCAAAGGATCGGCCTGGAGCCTTGCCGCCATCTGGATGCCGACCACGCAGTCCTCGGGCTTCCCGCGAAACCGCTCCGGGACGAACTGCGACTTCGACAGCAGCGAGCCCATGCGCCAGAGCCGCTGGAACTGCGCGTCGTCAGGGATCGCGGGCAGCGCGGAGTTGGCGTCGCTTTCCGCGACGGTGATCGAATCATTCTTGATTTCGTCGGTCATTCTTTCATCGCCCATCCAGGCGGGTCGAGTTGCTGGAGGTTGGTCGGGTAGCCCGGCCATTGGTCCGCCTTGTGGCAGGCGGAGAAGTGATCGAGGTCGGCGCGATATTCCTCTCTGCCGAGCCGCACCATGTCCTCGCTGGCGTAGTAGACGGCGACCGCGAAGGGCGGCGACTTCTCGACCGCGACGAAGGCGAACACTTCCGCCTGGCGATTCCCCGCAGCCGTCCAGCCATCGAGGTAGAAGGCCGCCTGGACGTGATAGCGCCACTTCCACGCGCTGCGCCGGAATCCGTGATAACCCGCGTCCTCGGTGGTCTTGAGGTCCACCAGGATTCCGTCCGGTCGCGACCAATCGGGACGGCAGCGGCACAGCTCGCCGGTCTTCTCGTCTCGCCAGTAGGCGGACAGCTCCGGCGCTCCCTCAGAGAGCAGGTAGGCCGCCGTCGGGTGCGCGTGGACGCTCTCGGCGATGCGCTTGGCCAGCTCGTGCTCGTCGGCGGAAAGGACGGTCTTGCCCTCCGCATCAAGGAGGAAGTCCGCGTAGGCGGCCTTGCCGATCTTCGTCCGCCGATCGCACACCGGGGCAACGGCGAAGTCCTCGCCGAAGCGGTCCGGCTCCAGCACCAGACCGTGAATGGCAGAGCCCATGCGCAGCGCCTTGGTCGGCTCCTGGGGCTCGCGCTCCGGGTCGATGTAGCGCGCCCAGTAGTGGAGCGCGGAGCGGTGAACCAGGTCGAGGCCGGACTTGCTGATGCCGGGTCCAGCGTGGTAGTCCGCGTTGCTGATGTCGTCGTGAACGCCGAGGGGGATGTCCTTCATGCTTCCTTCCCCGCGTGCTTCCCAATGATCCGCGCCATCCGCGCTGCCGCGTCGTGCGAGTAGTAGTGGTTCGCCTTCTGGATCTCCACGGCCGCGTCGTAGGCCCAGGCCGGGTATTTCCGCTTCCGCGCGAAGGAGTCCTGCCAATCCGGGCAGACGCAGGAGAGCTGCCCAGACCGCGACATGGCCATCTTCCGGCCACAGAAAACGCAGGCGGAGAAGTCCCGCTGGTGGTTCGCCATCTCTCGGGGCTGGCTCATGCGCTCACCGACTTCCGCAGCCGGAACTCCTTCACAAGCTTCCCGTTCCGCAGCCGCCGCCACCGCGTCTCGAACTCGTGGCCCATCTCGCGCAGCTCGTAGATTCGAGCGCCGAGCCGCATACACCCGGCCTCGCGGAGAGCGGCCATCGGGGAGACCCAGCCGCGCCGGGTCAGAGAGAGTATCTTCTTGGTTTGCTTCTTCATTCCTTCACAGTTTCTGCGGTGATCGCGGTGCCGTCCTCGATGAAGACTCCCGGCCCTTCGGCCTGGTCATCCACGACCTCCAGCCAGAGCTGCCAGCCGTGGCGCTCCACGATCTCGGCGAGCTGGGCCTTGTGGGCCTCGTCGAGGAGGCTGCCGTCCCGGGCGAACATGACCCGGATGCGCGGAGACTGGGCCATGGCAAGCTCCGCGCTCGCGGACAAGCGTTCGGCTTGCGAGGCTTGCGAGAATGGCACGCCGTTGAGGAGGATCTGGGAGCCGTCGAAGGCCATGCCGTCAACCGGGAACTGGATCGCAGCGAGCGCGTCCTTGCGCTGCTGACGGACCTCCTCGATCGCCTGCTGGGTCTGCTCCAGCTCCTCGCGGGATGCGGCGAGCTGATCCTGGACTTCCTTCCCCCGAGCCTCGATGGCGGCCTGCTGGGCGCGGATCTGCTCCTGGCTCTTCGCTCGCTCGATCACCGCGTTGAGTTCCTCGCGCGCCTCGTCGGCGAGCCTGGGCTGGATCGCATCCACGGCGGTCAGGGCTGCCTGGGTGGCCTTCTCGGCCTCTTGGATCTTGCCGTGGATCTCGTTGGCCTTCTGGCGCGCGGTCTCCAGCTGCGCCTGGAGTCGATCAATCTCCTGGGTGATCCGCTGGACCTCGCCGGTGGCCATGTCCCACGCGGAGTTGAGGTGCGTCTCCTCGGCCTCGGCTGCCCTGGCGCGCTGGATTGCGGCCTCGTGGCGCTGTCTCGCCTCGTCATCCTGCGCGAGGAGCTGCCGGGCTGCGTCGGCCTGCTTCTCGTCCACCAGGTCGCCGCTCTGGTCCACCGCCTCCTCGAGGAGGCCATCCAGTCGGGCCTCCAGGGATTCGGTCGCGGATCGCAGCGCCTTACGCCTGGCGGCCAGCTCAGCCTCCTGCTTCCGCGAGGCCGGGAGATCGACCCCGAGGTCAACCATCTGGAGCACCTCCCGGATCTGCTCCTGCTCTGGCAGCCCGAGGAACCGCACCGGGTCGGCGAAGCGCCCGACGAGCCCATCCAGGAGGGCTTGAGGCGAGGGGTAGCGCGCCCCTTCTCCGTTCTCCACCGTGAGATAGGACTTCTGCGGATCTGCGGGGTCCGTCCACCGCCGGCGGACGACAAGGCCCCCCAGGTCGGCGACGACCTCCGCGGCATCCTCCCCGCTGTGGATGGGCTGGGACGGGCAGGACCGCTTGCCCCCGAGGGCCGCGGCCAGCGCATCGAGGAGGGAGGATTTCCCCTCCCCGTTGCGGCCTCGGACCTCGACCAGGCCGGTCGGGCTCGGGGCAAGTTGGACGGCGCGAAGGCGCTTGAAGTTCGACGCCTGGAGGGCGACAACGGTGAGGGGGGGAGGGGTGGAATCAGTCATCTGCCCCCTCCTCTGCCACCCGGTCCTGGAGGATGTTGCGGAGCACGGCTGCGTCCATGAGCCAATTCTCCGTCCCAAACCGAATGGTCTGAATTTGGACGAGGAGTTCGCCGATCCGCTGACGCGTCCCTAGGGAGGCGATCCGGAGGCAGGCTACCTGGAGGTCTAGAGCTGCCTTCTCCGCCCGGACAAGGGCGGGATAGTAGGCCATGAGTTCCGCGGGCTCCTGGGGCATCGCGAGGGCCTCGAACAGGGGGGTGGATCCGCTCATCCCATCACCGCCCATGCCAGGAGCAGCGTCGTGATGAGGATGGTCGCAAGTGCCGTGTAGCTGCGGCGTTGCGAAGGAGAGAGCGGGTGCGCGGTGGTGGCAAAGCGCCGAGCCTCCGCGGTGGGAAAGTGGTGAGTGGGAGTGGTCATGGGGGTTGGATGCGAGCAAAAGCCGCGTCGCCAGTCCTTGCTATCGGCGTTCACGATAGCCGAGTGAATAGGGTTTTCAATCTTTTTTTCGCAAATGAACGTGCGGCCGCGGCGACAAAAGGTGAGGGTGAAGTTCTGCGAAAAAACCTCCATGACCTATTGACCCCGCGCCAGGTCGGCGCCATCGTGAGCCCATGCCTGCTCTCTCCACGCCGCAGACCCCGTGCGCCCCTTGGATCGTCCCGGGGGAGACTGATTCGATCTGGAAGCCTAAGAGGCTCACAAGGGGCGCCATCCTGGCCCTGCTGGAACTCCGGCAAACTCTCGCCCCTGGCGAAACGGTGGAAATTCTTCCTTCTACTTTCGGCCCCTCGATTCGACTGTCCAGCAATACTGTGATACTCATGCTCCGTCAACTCCGCAATGCGAAGCTCATCGACTTCCGGCGGGTCAAAGGAACCCACCGCTACGCCGTCACCCTCTTCCAGCCGGAAATCGAAGCATGAAGCGTAACCCCATCCGCGACCGCCTCCCCGGCCACCTGCGGCTGCTGGTCGCCAAGCGGGAGGAGGTCATCCGCCGCTATCACGCGGGCATCGTCCATCAGGCGCTGTGGGAGTTCGCCGACCAGATCGCGGAGATCGTTGAGATCCACAACCTCGACCGCTTCGCCGACCTCTTGGCTCTCTCGCCCGGCCTCCTCGGGGGAATCCTCGACCACCTCGAAGGGCGGGAGCTGATCTCGCGGATGAGCTGGAAGCCTCCCATGTGGTCGATCGTGCCACCCGGGGAGGAAGGCCAGCGCCGGAGGCTGCTGGAGGAGCTCGAGCACGCGCTGGCCTCCGAGAAGCAGGGAGAGGACGGGGAGGGGAGCTGTGTCTGAGCGCCGCGCCTGGATGAGCCTGGATCTCGTTCGCGACCTGAAGGCCCGCGGCGTCACCCTCGATGGCGTCCTCGTCTATCTCGCCCTCCTCTCCCGCCGCAACGTGGAAGGGGAGGCTTGGCCCTCGCGGCGACGGATCTCGGAGGAGTCCGGGGTGGATCTGCGGCAGGTCGGCCGACGGCTCCTCGATCTCGAGAAAGCAGGGGTGGTCGCCAAGACAGGACGCAAGACCGGCCGCGGGGTGGTGGTCTGGGCGATTTCGAGCGAACTCGCACACCAGGGGTCAACTGACCCCTCCTTCGTGGTCTACCAGGGGTCAACTGACCCCCCCCCTGCCCAGGAACGGCGCGGGATTCCGGCCAACCAGGGGTCAACTGACCCCCCCTATGCTGGACCAGGGGTCAACCGACCCCCCCACCAGGGGTCAACTGACCCCTACTACCAGGGGTCAACTGACCCCTCTGAAGTATTCAATGGGAAGAATCCAATTGAAGAATCCACATCTCCTCCCAGCCCCCCTCACCCGCCCGAGCCTCCCCCCGCTCCAGCCTCTCCCGGAGATGTGAATTTCAGCTCCGCTGAACCCGGACCGGAGAAGCCCCGAGCCGAAGCCCCGAGCCCTCCTCCCGTCTTGCCTCCCGTCCCTCCGCCACCCGGCACCGGGCCAGGCTTCGACCTCGCCACGGCCGTCGATGCCGTTCTCCAGACCCCCCGATGGCTCCAGTTCTCCGAGCCCGACCCGGAGACCGGTCACCGCGAGTGGCTGACCGCGAGCTACCGGAAGGCCAAGACCGCACAGATCCTCCGCGCCTACCTCGACCGCGGCTGGCCCGTCGAGTCCGTGGACTGCTGGTGTCGCCAGGCGGCCATCGCCAAGGACCCCCCGGCTTACCTCTACTCGATGCTGGACCTCTACGGCCGGCAGGGGAAGCGGCCGACGAAGAAGGACGGCAAGCTCCGCCAGCTCCACCAGGCCATCCTCAAGGGCGACGAGGCCGGGCGGGTGAAGTGGCAAGCCATGGAGATCTCCTACGCCCGCGAGCAGGAGGCCAAGGCCAAGGCAGAGCAGGCCGACGCCGATCTCCAGGCCTTGGGCGCCGCCCTCGTCGAGGAGCTGGAGGCTGCGCCCGATCTCCCGGAGCCCACCCGGGAGCTGCTGGAGGAGGACGAGTGCCGCTCCGTGCTCGCCAGGATCTTTCACGAGGACCCGGGCGACCACCTGGCCACGATCCAGGCCGAGCGGATGAAGGCGGAGGAGGCCGCCGAGCGAGCCCGGACGGACAGGGCGCGTCACGACAAGCCACGAGGGCCAGAGGACGAGAAGCTGCTGGAGGTCCAGCGAGCTGTTCGGCAGGATCACAGGCAGGCACTCCAGAACCAGGGCCTGGATTATTTCGAGGAGGATGCGGCATGACGCGGCCGACCATCATCATTCCGCTCGCCGTTTCGCCCACGCCGTGTTGGACGGAGGAGAGGCAGCTAGTCTCCTGTCGTCCGACTTTCGGTGAGATCCTCCTGGAGGCCGAGGATTTCGATCGGCTGAATAGCAGCGGCCGGATTCGGGAGATTCGGGAGAAGGCTTGCGCCCTGTTCCGCGACACCGGGATCAGCCGATGGCGTTTCGTCTGGAAACATGGCGGCAGCCTCATCCCGGAGGAGTGGTGATGGTCATCGAGATCAGCATCGAGCAGGACCTGGAGCGCCTCACCCGCCACCTGTCGGACCTCGAGCGCAAGCAGCTCCCGTTCGCGACGGCGAAGGCTTTGACGAAGACCGCGTGGGATGTCCGCAATCACCTGGCGGAGCGCCTCCCCCGCTGGCTGGACCGCCCGACGCCGTTCACGAAGCGCGCCTTCCGCGTCAAGCGAGCGACGAAGACCAAGCAGGTCGCCTCGGTCTACGTCCAGGAAATCCAGGAGCGCTACCTCCGCTACCAGATCGAGGGCGGCACCCGGACGCCGAAGGGCGCTGGTATCCCGGTGCCGACGCACAACCTCCGCCTCAACCGCTACGGCAACATGCCGCGGCGTGGAGGCACCCGGAAGCTCTCAGCGGCCGAGCGGAAGAAGGCTTTCATCGGGCGGGCGGGACGCTCCGGCGATCTCGGCATCTGGCTGCGGACGGGGGGCAAGAAGCGCCCCGGGCTCAAGATGCTCGTGGCGTTCAAGCCGAGTGTGGCCTACCGCACCCGGCGCATCCCCTTCCGACGCGCCGGGCAGATCGTGGCGGATCGGCAGTTCGGGCCTCGGTTCGACGCGGCGATGAAGGACGCGGTGAGGTCGGCGAAGTGATCGCCTCCACCAAGATTGCCGAGGATCTTCAGGCTGCGGTCCAGGAGCTGCTCCCGTCGTGGGAGATCGCAGCGAGCTGCGGTCCCGAGGTCTGCGGCGTGAGCGGGGTGCTCCAGGAGTTCCAGGCATTTACCTGTATTTCGTTGCGCCTGATGAAAGCGATCGGCGTCCAGCACGCTGCCAAGATTGCGGAATTCGAGCTGGTGAGGTCGCATAACCGATTCCTCGCCAGCCTCAACCGCGACGCCGACGCCGGGGCTGTGGGCGAAGGAGTGATCCGCCTCGACGAATACGACTGGCTTCCCCCGCTGCTCGCGGAACGGCTGCCGGATTGGGACGAGTTCTTCTTGGCTCGCTCTTTCTCCCCGGCACCGGACGGCGGGCCGGAAAGGATCGAGGATGACGACAGAGTGCTCGTCTATGGCATCAGGGAGCTTCCCGAGACCAGGAAAGGAAAGGGCGGTCTGTTGGCCCGGTCCTGCTACTGCGAGGTCGCGCTGGCACTCCTGGACCGCGCTCCGAGAACCACAGTGGCCGACTTCATCGCGCAAGATATGCGAGACATCTGGAAAGTAAAGGGAGCCCTGTCGTGAAGCTCCGGCTCACGAAGGAGGTCAGCCTCAGCGCGCTGGTCCACGGCTTGGGGCTGCGCATGATCGGCCGCCGGGTGACGGTCACGCTGGAGGAGGAGCTGGACCGCGCGAAGATGATTGCGATGTGCGAGGCGCTGCTGCGCGAGATCAAGGAGCTGGAGCGGAGGGAGGTCGTCGAGGCGGCAGAGCGGGCGGCGAACGCGGGGGCGGAGGGGTGAGGGTGAGGGGGCCCAAGAAGGGATGGCCTGCGCTGATGGCTCTGCGATCGTCGCGTCCCCCGAGGGGCGGGAGGAGTCGCGAGAGCTGGACCGGCCGCACCTTCGGGCGGCTGACCGTCCTTGGAGACTCGGGGCGCCGGGGCGGCCCGTTCCGCGCCTTCCGCTGGGTGATCTGCCAATGCGACTGCGGCCGGGTTCTGGAGGTCCGCAGGACCATCCTGGCAAGCGCCAGCCGCCGAAGTGATTGCGGTTGCGGCGCCGCTGCGGCCTTGGGCGAGAAGGTCAAGGCGGGGGTGGTCATGGCCCGCGAGAGGCTGGCCACGAACCGGTGGCGGTATCTCTGCTGCTGCCCCTGGTGTTCAGGGAAGGCGTGGGTGACCGGGGTGGGAAGCCCAGCGCCATGCGGGTGCAAGAAGCCGCCGGAATCGAGGAAGAGACCACCCGGCAAATCGCTGAATCAGAGTCACGTTCGCGGGCCGGGCAACGGATCGCCGACCTACGGGACCTGGATCTCCATGAGGAAGCGGTGTAGTTACGAGAAGCACCAGGCCTATCCCCGTTACGGCGGACGCGGCATCAAGGTCTGCGAGCGGTGGAGCAAATCATTCGCGGCCTTCTTCGAGGACATGGGCGAGCGGCCGCCCGGCAAGACGATCGACCGGATTGACGTGAATGGGAACTACGAGCCAGGCAACTGTCGGTGGGCCACGCCAAAGGAGCAGGCTGCCAACAAGAGGCCGAGGAATAAGGGGCAAAGCAACGTCCTTCCATGCTCAAAGTAATTCAC